GTATGTCACAGGAATCGTGAAAGATGCGGAATGTATACTCAACGCTGCGCCACCAACAAGAAGAATCGTGACTGTCACGGTATTGTCGATAACGCCGTTACGCCATATCTTCCCTTGTGGGAGTGCGGACGGAGAGACCCCCGAACCGTTAGTATCGTCGGTCGAGAACACTGTGCTTACAGAATCGCCGGGTTTTACAATGCTCATTTCCTATTCCTTTGGACAGAACATAGAGACAGCTTCGCTCCTTAGAACGAAGCTGATATTCTATTGTTATTTAGGGGAAATGGAAACCCTAAAATTGGATTATCCTACTTTACGGGAGCTTCAGCAGGTGTTTTAACTTCAGCAGATTCATCGACGGCCGCTTCGGTTTCCGTGGCTTCGTCATTTTCAGCGTCCAATTCCTCTGCGACAGCAGCAGAAGTGACTTCGGCAGCAGCTTTGTCAGCGAGTTCCTTGAACTCTGTAAACAACCAACCAAGGATATTCAACTCACGAACCGAGAGTGATAGGGTTTCAAGTCCAGGAGCTTCAACTGAGATCAATTCCCATTCAATGTTAACTGTCTCTTGAAGAAGGTCTTGGAAATCTGTCATGAAGGCTTCACGGTTATCTTCCGTTACGCGAAAAGCATCCGTCTGTCCTTCAACACTCTCACCGTACTTCTTAACGAGGCCGTCTCGCAGAGTTTCCAAAGAAGTGTATTCTTTGTTTAGCTCTCGAATTAAGCGGGTGAAACGAAATGCCAAACGAACTGGCATCTTCTCATCGACCACTCGATTCAGAAGGTTGAAGCTGGCGTAAATTTGTCCTAGTGTAACTTCCATTGTGTTCTCCTAATAATATGAAATTCAACTCACTTCTATTTATACGTCGGGATACTGATCCCTGATAGAATCAATCATTGCTTGTAGTGCGTTGCAACCACTTATATCTAGGTCCTCGCCCTCAACGACGTGGCGAAAAAGTGCTTCGATCAGATCATCTTTAGATGGATACATCATATATCGTTTATATTCTGGAGGATATGCGTCGAACCTTGCCTGTTCGGCATCATCTTCAGCATCGGAATCAGCTTGTTTGTCGTCGGCTCTCGCAGCTTGGAAATCGCTGAGTCTGCTGATGTAGATGTCTCCCTGAGTCCAAGGATACTCACCGATGAACGATGAGGAACCATCTGTTTCCCAGTGACCCTTACCTTGTTCGTAGTATTGCCCAATGCAATGCTCGCCAAGGGCGTACCCTGGCTCTACAGACAGGAAGACTTCTTCGCTGAATTTTTCGCCGTTGATGACGAAGTAACCGTCTGGATGATGCATAAATGTACCCATGATTATCTCGATTTATAATTCGGCATCTGCTGCCCATTCTTCTGTTTGTGTTTGAGCAGGGTTAGTAAATTGAATGGATGTATCGCCGTTGCCGCCTCCTGTGGCCGCATAGTGTACTCGAAATCCATTTACGCTACCTAGGGAACTCAACTCATAACCGGCAAGAAGGTGGGTCGAAAAGGGTGGATCTGTTTTTACCGTAGCGACAATAGTTGCAGGAACTCTTTTGCTGACTCGAAAATTTACCCATTTTTCATTAGTAAGAAGTATCTGGGCGTTTGCTGATTCGTTATAATGACCTGTTTCATAGTATCTTTGACATCGAATTAACTCATCGCCGGGCATCTTTTTATCAAATTGTGTGGCAAGCGAACCTTCTTCGACCTGAACATTTGCGAGAGACATGGTTCCTGTGAAATTCACAGGATTGGGCAGATTGGCCGATGCTGACGAACCTGCATTTGCGAATGTGAAAAATCGCACTCGAAGGCTGTCATCGTTGTTTGTGCCCAAAGTCTTTCCTGTAATGCTTGGAACACTAAACGTCAAAGTATAATATTGCCAGACTCCATTGAGTAGTAGAATTTCTTGACCAGGAATTTCTACCGGTGCCGATGGTGATCCACCTGTTCCAAAGGCTTGTCGAAAGTGAACAGCTACATTACCCGCAGTATCTCCTTTAGCCCAGAATGAAACCGTTACTTGCTTTCCATTGAAGGTTCTTACATCTTCAATACGCTGAACAAATAGCGAACTGGCATTTGTACCACCACCCGTAATAAAAATTTGAAACGTAACATAACGATTTGGATTTCCGGGAACATCTGTTTGTCCTAAAGCAAACGTTTGTAGATTCACGTCTGATGAGAAGATTCCACCATCCTCACTACCTGCGGTGTGCCACCGATCAGCATTATAGACCGCAAAGCTATTGAAAGATGTTCCCCTCTGCCAAATATCAAACTGACCGTTGATGATTCGGTTTATGTTCGCAGAAGCGCCTTGTTCACCTTGCTCTCCCGGTTGAATTTGTATTGCACTATTAGACATTATGGTACAATGGGCCAGGAGAACGTGTAATCACGCACTTCGTTGATGGTAGTAAGGGCATTGATGTCGTTCTCGACTGTGTTGCTGGTGTCCCGTACCGACTCGCGGTATTCGTTAATGTTCACAGGAACCGAAGTACCACCAGCGGCCGCTCGAATATCATACCAGTCGGTCAGGTGAAGCAAACCCCAGGCTTCTACCTTGATTCCTTCACATCGCTTGGTCTTTGCTTCGGGTAGACTGGCTGCGTATGCTTCTTCGTCGAGAGTGTTAGTTTCGAGCCATTCTACGACATATCCATAGTGACGGTTTCCCGGGGCATTAGGAACCCACAACGACGATGCATCTTGCCCAACAACCTTGAACCCTTGGTCGGGCACGGGCTGATAAACTTCTGCGATATCTTCTACTGATTCAATTGACATGGTAATTCATTCCTTCTGTTCTATTTATAGCTCGGCGTCTGCGGTGTACAAGAATGCACAGATAGTGTTGTTGGAAATCCATGATATCGAACCTTCGCCAAGAAAACTCACGGTAAGAGTCTGCGACCCTGCTGGGCCCTGCGATGGAGATACTTGAACCACAAGAACAGATGGAGCGGCTCTCATTCTTACAGGCCAGAGAGATGTGCCACCTTGTCCACCACTGATTCCAGTGCCATGGATTTCAAAGATGCCAGGTGTTCCGTTCTGTGCCGCATCGAATACTCCAGGAACTGATGACATATTGAAAGGTACTGTGTCGATGTCGTGGGACTTGCAGAAGTATCGCTGGCACAAAGCAATCTCAGTCGCAAGCCCTCTAATTACGAAAGCAGTTGCCGCAGAACCTTCTTCAAATTGAACATTAGCTAGGCTGATAGTATCATTATAGTTGACTGTGATACTACCTGTCGATGCTGCAACGGTTGCTCCTAAAATACTAGTAAATCGCAATGACAAGAATTGATCGTTTTGGCCTAGAGTTTTTCCAGCAATAGATTGAACATCCAACACAACAACAAATTTTTGCCAAGAAGTTGTAAGAGCTACTGGCACGAAAATCGGTAGGTCAGAAGCGTCACCCCCTATTCCTAAATTCTGACGTGTGCTGACTAATATAGTTCCAGAACTATCACCCTTAGCCCAAAATGAAAGCGTAGCTTTTTGGCCAGCAAGTGTTCTTGCGTTTTCTATATGTTGAACTATACTGAGTTCTTCGTCTCCGCCGACGGCACCGATAAACGCCCCTCTCCATTTCATATAGAACGTCGGGTTGTCCGGTACTTCAGTCTGTCCTTCATCAAAAGTAGCCTGCTCAACGAAACTTGCTCCGGGAGTTAGATCAAACGTTCCACCGTCACCAGAGAACTGCCACTTCCAACGATCAGCAGTATATAAACCAGCACCGGACGGTATTGGTCCCGCTTGTGGATCAAATGTTACATCACGCTGCCATATTTGAAAATTGGCGTTGATAAGTCGATTTCTGTCCGCAGCAGCGCCTCGTTCACCTTGCTCTCCCGGTCGAATTTGTATTGCACTATTAGACATTATGGTACAATGGGCCAGGAGAACGTGTAATCACGCACTTCGTTGACGGTAGTGAGAGAGTTGATATCATCTTCGACCGTGTTGCTGGTATCACGCACCGACTCGCGGTAGGTTGCAATATTCACTGGAGTTGATGTACCACCCGCAGCTTCGCGGATGTCATACCAATCAGTCGGGTGAAGTATCTGCCACGCATCTGCGTTAACTTCTTCGCATCGTTTGGTTTTTGCTTCAGGAAGACTGGCTGCATATTCTTCTTCATCGAGAGAGTTGGTTTCGAGCCATTCTTCCACCAAAGCAAAGTGCCGGTTGCCGGGGGCATTGGGAACCCACAATGACGATGCATCTTGGCCGACGACCTTATAGCCTTGATTGGCTACAGGCTGGTAAACTTCTGCGATATCTGCTGCTGATTCAATTGACATAGTAATTCATTCCTTCTGTTCTATTTATAGCTCGGCGTCAGCGGTGTAGTTGAAAATATAAGCCGGCTCCGGGCTGATGGTGAATATCACCAGGCTGCTCGATTCACCAGTACGGGCTGATGTCACGAACGCTCCGCTCAGGCCTGTATTGATATATGTGACAGTGGGAGATACTCTCATGCGAGTTGGATAGAAAATCGTGAAGGCGTCAAAGGGAATAACTGTTCCATGGGCTACTATGGTGCCAGGGCCATCGGCGCTGCTCGGAACTGTGTCAAGATTCTGATTCTTACTGAAGTATCTCTGGCACAAAGCAATCTCAGTCTCAAGCTCTCTAATTTCGAAAGCTGTTGCCGTAGCGCCTTCTTCGACCTGAACATTTGCGAGGGACATGGTTCCTGTGAAATTCACAGGATTGGGCAGACCGATCAATGTTGACGAACCTGCATTTGAGAATGTGAAAAATCGCAAGCGAAGGGAATCATTGTTGTTTGTACCCAAAGTCTTTCCCGCAATGCTTGGAATACTGAATGTTAAAGTATAATATTGCCAGACTCCATTGAGTAGCACAATTTCTTGACCCGGAATTTCTACCGGTCCCGATGG